TTATTCCGTCGTTTTTGTGGCATTTGTGGCAAAATTTGTGGTGTTTTCGTCTATTTTTAGTGTGAAAAAAGCATCTACTTTAGACTGATTATGTTGACGCAAATTAGAACTTAGATGACTATAGTATTTTAATGTTGTATTAATATCATCATGACCAAGCCTATCCGCGACATATATTATATCCATACCAGCTTCTACACATAAGCCGGTATGCGTATGTCGTAGCTTGTGTAATGTCACCGGTTCAGAATTAATTGTATTACATATCTTCTTCAAAGCTTTATTACATGACGCGTTGTCAATGGGCTTATTGTGGTAAGTGATGAATAATAACATCAACGGATTCTGTATATCATGTTCTTTCATATAATCAGTATGCCATGTAAGATAAGACTGTAAATATTGAACAGTAGAGTTATCAATATAAATCACACGTGATTTTTTTGTCTTGGTATCAATGAATGTATTAGTGTACTTATAATCCCACGCTTTATTGACTGTTATAGAACGTTTAGCGAAATTAATATCTTTCTTTGTTAGTGCAATAATTTCTTCGAACCTCATACCTGTTTGCACTGCTAGAAAGATAACTGCTCGTGATATAGAATGAAAATTTGCAAGTTCTTCTAATAGTAAATGAACCTTGTCGGTTTCCATAAATTGTGCTTTTGTTTTTGCCACATCATGTCCGCTTATATGAGCGCCTATGGCTGGGTTTTTCTTCATGTAGCCTAAATGGACAGCTTTATTAAAAATCGCTCTAATTTTGCGGTGCCGGGTGTCTACAGTGGATATTGCATAGTCTACAGATAAATGATTAATAAATTGTTGATACTGCACAGCATCAATCGAATTAAGTTTATTTTTTTCATCGAAATAATCAACGAACTGATTATAAGCAAGATCATATAAATTAATTGTAGATTGACTGCTTTTTCCATCTTTAAAAGTTTTCATGAATAATTCGTAAAACTCTTTGAATTTCCACTCTTTTAAAGAACTACTATCATGTTCAGCTTGTTTTAATAATTTAGACGCTTTATACATTAAGTTTGTTTCACTTGTATCTGTCAAACGCTTTTCTTTCCATTCACCGTCGACTTTGATGCGCAAACGAACGGCATATTTTCCATTTTTTAACTTTTTAATTTTCATTAATAGCACCACCTCTTTGATTTGGAACGTATGTTCTTTTGAAGGGTACAGCAAACTATGTTAAAATATATTTGCATACTCCTATGTGTGTATTTGAAAACGCTTATCTCTTGCGGGGAGGGCGTTTTTTTAGTTTGTTAATGTTTTAATTGCATTCGTATAGCTATCATCCAAGGATTCCAATGCAATCTCGAACTGGTTATAATAGTAATCAATATCTTTGGCACCATCGAGTTGCTCGTTTACGTAATCTTCAATTGATGCGAGAGTAGTTATTGCTTCTTTCCAATAATCATATGCTGCGTCAGAATATTTATCAGACTTAACGTCGCTAAGCATTGAGCTCGAATGTTCAGAACTTTCGTCACTTAAATTACTAATTACAGTTAACTCTTGTTTTAAATTACTGCTATCATCATTTTTAATATCATTATTGATAGATGGAATTAAAGTATTTCTTATGCTATTTTGCATATCTTCTATGGCATTTATATTGTTTTTTTTGTTTAATGTTGGAAGGCTTTTTTCGAAATCTTCATCACTTGCAGAACTAGTGTCGTTTACATCATCATAGTTTGTATCCTTATTTTCTCCGTAATAATTTGTATTTGAGGAAGCCTCTTGTTTTTTAGGAGTTTCTTTTTTTGGGGCATCAGTATTAGTAGCAATAAAAACGCCACCTAAAAAGAATAAAAACGATAAGGGGATGACAGCTAACTTAGATATATGTTGATACTTTTTAAAATTCATTTTTCCAGACAATAGTAATAAAAATATATAAATCAATGCCATTGCGATGATCCAAAAAGAAAATATTATGAAAAAATTACTGTCAGAGATATCTGCAACGAAAAGCCATAAAGTATAACTAATGGCTAAAAAAGTTATACCTTTCATTAATTTTTTTGATCTATCATTTTTCTTAATTGCTAATACAAAGAAAACTATACTAACTATCAAACTGGCTAAAAATAACAATCCAAAACTCCACATTTTCATTCTCTCCCTTTATTTAATTTTATCTAAAACTTATAGCATGAGTGCCTAACAGGCTACAATCTGAATACTACTCCTGAAAATAACTATATACCCATTGCATTCTACAACGTTCCCATGCTTACTTTTATAATACTCGATAGAATGTTTTAAAAACTCTTCTGTGACTTCTAAAAAATCTGCAACTTCATAGTATTCTGTGCAACCTTCATAATAAGAATCAATTATTTTTCGCAAAGGTACTAGTGACTCATAGCCCCAATTTCTAGCAAGATTTTCCTGTTTTCTATCATTAACTGTTTCTTGTTTAATAATATTACCAACAGTCAAATGATGATGTCCAACTTCCTCTGCTAATGTACAGCGCATTTCAATATCATTTTGTTGAGGATTTACGAATATTCTACTATTATAGTATAATCCTTTGTGAACCTGCTCCATGTTCTTATCTTCAATGATAGTCAGCTCAGGATATTGCTCTCTGTATTTATCTAACCACATGTGTTCATCTCATTTCTTATTTATATTTTTGCTGAATAAAATCAATATATTCAAGAATTTTTTTCATATCTTCTTCTGTGGCAGCGGGATCAATGTGAGCTGCAAGTGTTGCCGCTTCTTGAGGGATGTCGTTGTCGACATAGGGGTTGTCAGTTCTACCTAAAAGATAATCTGTAGAAACATTGAAATAATCAGCTACTTTTTTTAAACTTTCTCCGTTTGGGATTTTTTTCTTCCAGGAATAAAGTGAATTCCTACCAAATCCCAGTTTTTCTTCTAGTTCAACAATGCTAATTTTTTGTTTCTCGGCTAAAAATTTCACCCTATCAAATGTAGTCATATCATACACCTTTTCATATTGGTTATGAACAATTTAAATTTTAATAAAGAAAATGGTTGACATCTAACTTAAAGTTTAATATACTATGTTCATAAGCTAATTATTTAGCTAAACGAGTCAACGAATAAACCTATAAAATACTCGTTCCCCAACGATTTATGGCTCAATTGTATGCTTATTTAGCTATGTCTAGATTCTACACTAAAGTTTAAAATTTGTCAACATTATGCTAAATAATTAGCTAATAAGATAGAAAGGAGTGATGGGGAGGTGAACAAAAGATATTTAAAAAGAAAAAAAACCAACATTCAACAAATTGAAGTCGGTCTTTACAAAAATTATGAAATTAAAGCTAAGTATGGAGCACCGGAAATTGACCTAAGCAAAGTTAAAAGAATTGTCATAGTCTTCTAAAATAATTTAACGCCTCATCTAAAGCCTCTTGGAAGCCAGGAGTACCAATATTAGAAAAATAATCCCTGATTTCATCTTCGCTTTTGCTTTCTGTTGGGAAATTACCATCTAGTTGAACATCATGAGCTAGATCGCCTAAAGGACTATTTTCGCTAAGGTAATAAGTTATTAAAAAATCATAAAAAGTCATCTGCAATCACCTTCAATCAAAAATAATTATATCACGTGAAAACCAAAACAAGAAAGGAGCAAAAACATGTCAGTAGAACATCAGCGTTTTGCGGTTGCAGTATACGCAAAACTAAAAGCAATAAATATGAAACAATCTGATTTAGCAAAAATGTTAGGTATTAGCAATCCTTATTTATCAGACATCATAAACGGCAAAAGAGACGCATCGAAAGTTAGAAAAGAAATTGCGGAAATTTTAGAAATAGATGTTGATTAAAATAGAAAGGAGAATAAGAAAATGGGTCGTCCTGTGAAAAATAAAAACAGGCATGTGAATTTCCTGTACGGAGTTTGGACGTTAGAAGATTTTGCGCAAGCTAGTCCACGAAGTTATGGGTGGTGGTTAGATAACATTAAAGACTTTCCAGAGCTTGCAGAATTTAGTAACTGGGCTACAAAGAATCAACGTGAAGCGTGGGCATTCGATGCAGTAAAAGCGAACGATTGGCTGATTAAAAAATTTGTATATAAGGAGGTCTGAAAATGATTGATGAAGTCGAAATACTACTTGCCAAAATACGAAAATACGACCCAAATTACATTCCGAAATCGGTTGGAAAATATTTGCTAGTTAAACTTCAATCAAGGCATTTAGATCATCAAATTAAATATAAGAAAAGACCCAAGTACAAGCATAGATTCGCGAATTCGATTGAGCGGCATTGGTAAAAGAAAAACCCACAGCTATAAATAGTAAGTTAGAGCTTACTAAAACTGTGAGTTACGAAATAATATTTAAATTAATTATATCACAGATGTGGAGATAAGAGAATGAAAAAATTTTTAAATGAACATGAAAGTAAGCTACTAATATTTCTGTTTTGTTTCCAAGTCGGAGCATTATTATCAGTCACATATATTGTAGCGGAGTGGATTAAAATATTCTTGAAATGAGGTTTTTAAATGAAGTTATTACGATTTTTCGGACTAGTAAGTATTGATGAAAACGAAAATGAATATATTGAAAAATCAGACAGATACACATTGTTTTGTTTAGCTTTGACCGTGTTAATCGCGTTTTTAGTAAGTATTGGCGGATTGATATTAAATGGCTGAATTAATAATGATTGTTGCTTTGATACTACTATTAATGCTTCTTGCAAGGAGTGATAGAGAATGAATGTAGAAAATCAGATGGTAGTTGATGATTACTGGGATGATGGATTTCGGCACTGAGGAATGAGGCGAAGGCATGAGAACAATCGCAAATGAGTACGAAACGTTAGAAGCCATTAAAAAAGCTATGGCTATGTACGAATTAAAAAAAGCGGATAAAGACCACGTTGCAACTCCGCGTTATGTTGTTGAAGACATATACAGCTTGATAGATATTGAGTCGTTCAAAAGTCTGTGGTTCCCGTTCAATCATTATGACAGTTTATTCAAACTTAGAGCAGATGAATTAAATCTTAAATATAAAGCGACACATATTTTTGATGATGTGGGAAATGATTTCTTTAGAACGGAACCACCCCTTAATTGTGACTTAATGATTAGTAACCCGCCTTTTTCAGAACAGAATCGGATTATAGAGCGTAGTTTTCAACTGATAGACGAACAGAAAATAAAGTCGTTCGCTTTACTATTGCCGCTCTCGACTCTCGAAACTGAGAAACGAGCAAATATATTCGAACAATATAGCGACAAACTAGCGATATTGATATTTAAGAAAAGAATTAAGTTTTTAGGACATTCAACATCGTTTAACCGCGGTTGTTGTTGGGTTTGTTATAACGTTCCAGCGTTGGAAAATAAGAGAATTCAGTGGGTTTAGGAGGAATTATGAAAATACTAGATGCTTGTTGCGGCAGCATAATGTTCTGGTTTAACCGCACAAATAAAAACGTTACGTTTATGGACAATAGAGAGCTTGAAACTGAATTGTGCGATGGCAGGAAATTAGTCGTAAAGCCTGATGTAGTAGCAGATTTTAGGAGTATGCCATTCGATACTAATACATTTCACTTAGTAGTTTTTGATCCACCGCATTTGCTCAAAGTTGGCGATAAATCTTGGTTGGCCAAGAAGTACGGGAAATTAGACCAGAAAACTTGGCAAGAAGACATTGCAAAAGGATTTAGCGAATGTATGCGAGTTTTAAAGCCAAACGCCACATTAATTTTCAAATGGAATGAGGAACAAATAAAGCTAAGCGAAATATTAAAAGTAATTGATCACGAGCCACTTTTTGGCAATAAGAGAGCAAAAACGCATTGGTTGGTATTTATGAAGGAGTGAGAGCATGAGATTTAAGGAAGGCGAAAACGTACACGTAATTGTAGGCAATGAATTGTTAAGTGGTTGGTACAACGGTAAAGAGTTTGGAACAGGCAACTCTTTAGTGAAAGTTTCTAAGGACAAGATAATAGCTACTAAAGATTGTTTTATTGCAAAAGAAAAGGAACCAGAACTGGTAGTAGTTCCGCGATTTGCCGATGACTGGATAAATCACTGTGAACAAAGAGAATACGATTTAGCTTGTTTGTTAGATTATGGCAATGCAGGTATGCCTGATGAAATGTACGGATGGTTAATTTCATCAGCTGATAATCAAGAACTACTCGCCCGCGCGTGGATGGACGGCTACGAAGTCGAGAAAGAACCGCTTTATTATGTACAACTTATTGACCACGCAACTGGTTATCTAAATGTTCATTATGATAATCAGAAACTTGTAGGTAGTAATGATGAAGCAAGTGAGTATAAAACACAATTCACAGAATCAGAGATTAAAGCAATGAATAAAGGTGAAGCATACTGGTTACTTAAGGAACCTGTTGAGGAAGTGGAGGGTGAAGCATGATGACAGTAGCCGAGTTAATAGAGAAACTAAAAGAGCTTCCAGCTAATGCAGAGATTTTGCTAACCATCGGATGGAATCACTCGGAAATAGAAGAAGTAGGCTGTATCGAAAATGAACGTAACGTTTATATAAGCGGCTGGTGAAGCGGAGGGTGAAGCATGAGAGAGATTGAGATTTACGGCAACATACACGAAAATCCGGATTTGTTGGAGGTGGCGGAATGAAACGAGTAAATGAACGACAAAAAGAAGAAATGAAAAAATTGGCAGATTTAATTATCGAAAACCCTGATTTACCAGTTGTTACGATGACGGATAACTTTGATGATAAGGGGACTAGCGTTTGGACAGCAGGCTGTTGCTGCGAAGTAAGTATTGATTACATTTATAGTCCTAAACAACGTGATTTACTTTCAGGTCCTAGAGATGATAGACCATATGTTAAAAGTTTTGATTATTATGAAGCAATAGAAGAAATGAGTGAAAGAATACATCCTCATGACGACACGAGTAGACCAGAGGAAATTTGGAATAGTCTTGATTGGATAAAAGTCATTTTAGTGTATTCGGGTCAATTAGAAAAAGTAGATGATGTCTATAAAGAACGTTGGGTGGCGGAATGAACGATAAAAAAGTAAGATTCTACGTTTCTACTGGTATGCACGGATCACTTGAAACAGAAACATTTCTTTTGAAAACGGACTTGAATATTGAGTTCGATATATTAACACTTGAACAATTAGAAAAAGAGATTACAGAGGCTTATGACGACTGGTTAGTAAATAATATTGACTCTGGTTGGTCTATCGAGAAAGAGGTGGCGGAATAAATGGGAGTGAGTATTGATTTATACAGTTATGATTATGAAGCGCTTGTGGAAGGCATTCAAAGCTATACAAAAGCGGAAAATACGGAAGTTATAAGAAAAATACTTCTAATAGGCGGAAATGTCGTAGGTGATAAATATATCATTTTAAACAATGAACTCTGGGAAGATAACAGTTCATATTACAACGTTCCGAACGCTTTAGAGCGTTTGTATAAAGTTGATGATGTCTTTGGAAAAATCTTCTGTACTTTTGATGATAGGTTCGGTAGAGAGACGCTAATTAATGGTTGTGATACCCCAGAAGAAATATTAGAAGAGGTGATGGAATGACGACATTTAAACCGAGAAACATCCTAAGTTGGCGCAGTGGATTGCCTTACGATAATACGAGATTTTCAATAGGTAGACCTCCAGCAGGCGGACAACATAGTGATGAATGGTATAACGGAGAAATGAATGTAAATGTAATCAGCATTGAATATATACTGCCTAATCCAATCACGGAAAGCACAGGAAACTATATTATCAAGTTGGAAGATGATAGGAGAATTGTTATCTCCGAAGAAATTCCGTCTTTTATTGAGGAGGTGGCGGAATGAAACAAGGGCAATGGATGTTAAACGGTAGTTACGGCGGGCGATGGGAATCAATCACATATTTTGATACAAAAGATGAGGCTATCGAGCATGGTATCAACTTGTTAAAAAAGTATAATCACAACACGCATGACGAAAAAACTCGCAATCAAGTGATGAATGATTTAACTATATATTCATATTAAAATGAACTGATTTATACTTTTTTTGTTGGTGAAATTGGGGAAATAGCGTTTCCAGACGAAACCGACAGTCTGCTAGAGAACATAGCAGAGCGAGTATATGAAGTGGCTGGGGAGTATTCTGAGGGCTATTTGGACGATGTAACAGAAGAACACAGAGAAGAATTACAGAGTTTTATCTACAGGCGGGGGAAACAGCGTGGTTATTTACCTGAGTGCTTCCTAATAAGGGAAATAGAAGAGATTGATATAAGAAATTTTGAAGAGGTGTCGGAATGAGAATGTTTAAAGCAACTATTTATTATGTTGATGAGGAGTCGACAATTCGTGATGAATCAGATTTTAAAGACCACCTAGAATACATGTTTGAGCGATCGTATGGCATTACACACTTTGAAGACATAGACAAATCGAACGAATTCGAATGGGACGACGATATTGATATAAATTCTACGAAGGCTGGCAAGGAGACATACGAAAAATACTTTGATAAGAAGGTGTCGGAATGAACGAACAAGAAGCGAAAGCGATTGTGTTGGAGTGGTTGAAAGAACAGACAGGTAAAGCAGCCAGCCCATTAATTACTATAAACTATTTTGAAAACGACTTTTTTTCTTATGATTTACCTGGTGAGGTAGTACAGGCATACGATTCAATCAGCCGCCATACTGAATACGAACTTCTAGCCGAATTTGCAGCGTGGGGATTGAATGAGGGTGCAGCGAATGAGCAGTGAACCTTTAGGTAAGAAGACAATTACGGTAAATTTCTATAAACCCTCTGGAAAATGGTATGCAGGAGGGACAGCAGTAGTAAGTACCTATATCTTTGATGAAGAGGCATTCTTAGAGGAGATAGGAAAGACAAATACTTGTTTCAAGTGGGATTGGCGTAACAGTAGTTTTGACTTGGTCACTAATTATGAAAGTGACGACCCAGAAGATAGGTACTTCTGTAATTATTTATGGAAACTAGCGAAGGAGTGGGATTAAGTTGAGCAGTGAACTAGTGAAGAAGTTGGATGCGGAATGGCATAAATGGGACGACAGTACAAACAACAATTAAAACAGACAGTTTAGAAGTTTTTAGAAATAAACAAACAGGCACTATAGTAAGGGTTGAATACAATTTTTTTGATGAAAGTTCTCGACGAATATATGTCATTGATATATCCGAGATAGCTTACATCACATCTGAGCTGGTATCATGACAAATTATCACATCACCATTTCCGCTTATGAAAATATCATAAAACAAACGCTTATTGAATTTATAAAAAATGATGAAACAGATTTTAGTATTGTTGCAGAGGAGGTTGAATAACAATGACAAAACAAATCATCATCAACGAAGCTAACAGTTTACTTCACAGAAAAAGCAAAGAACTAAGTAAATCAATCATCAAAACGCCTAAAGATCTCGAACGTTTCGCGGTTGGACTGGATAAATTATCACAAGACATGTGGGATTATAAAAATGAAGTGGAGGGATTAAAATGAGTATTCAACCGGGCGATAAAGTAGAAGTGCAGGATAGGGCAGGAGTGACTGATTTATGTGTTGATGGAGAACAGTTTTATGTTCTCATTAACAATGATGGGTTGCTAACTGTGCAAGATACTGACGGTTTTTCATCTTTTAATATTCCGTGTAGACAAGTGAAGAAAGTGAAAGAAGAGAGTCAGCTAATAAGTGAACTTTACAAAGAAGCTTATGATGTTGAATTCCGCTTGTATTTTGCTAATGTTTCAGATGCTACTAATTTTGTGTCAAAAGTTGAAAAACCTAAATTTGAACAGTCAATGGATGTGAAATGGTTTTCGGCAACAAACGGAAAAATAACTGCTACTGCATTTTTAAAAAAGGAGGACTAAAATATGACAACACTTTATTCCATTCAAGAAAAGTATCAACAGTTATTAAATTTAGCTGAGCAATTAGATCCAGAGACATTAAAAGATACCCTTGAAAGCATAGACGATGAATTAGAAACAAAAGCAGAAAATGTTTCGTTTATTATCAAAGAGCTAGAAGGACAATCACTTGTTTTAGATGTAGAAATTAAACGTTTATCAGAACGAAAAAACACGATTAACAATAATGTGAAGCGACTGAAACAATCACTACATGATGCTATGCTAGTTGCTAATAAGCAAAAAATAAAAACGAATCTATTTACATTAGATATTCGGAAAAACCCTCACAGTGTACTTGTAGAAGATGAGAGGAAGTTAATTAATTATTTAGTTGAACAACCTAAGAAGCTGGATAAGGCTAAGTTAAAAGATGATTTGAAAAAAGGCATTGATGTACCAGGAGCCGTTTTGGTTCAAACGGAAAGACTACAAATAAAATAATAAGTAAGGAGGAATTTCATTGGAATTTATTCAATCAGAAAAAATGAAAAGGTCGGAGTATTTCAATATTATGATTTATGCAAAACCGGGCGCTGGAAAGACAACGACAGTTAAGTATTTAAAAGGGAAAACTTTAATGTTGGATTGTGATGGTACATCAAAAGTATTAAGCGGATTACCTAATATCACGATTGCGACATTAGACCCTCGAAATCCCGTACAAGATATGGCTGATTTTTATGGATATGCGAAGGCACATGCAGAGGAATATGACAATGTAGTAATTGATAATTTAAGCCATTATCAAAAATTATGGCTAATGTTTAATGGGAGAAATACAAAGTCAGGTCAACCAGAACTGCAACACTATGGAATATTTGACACACATTTAATAGATTTGATATCCGTGTTTAATAATTTACCAAACACAAATATAGTATATACAGCTTGGGAAAACACACGACAAATACAGATGGAAAGTGGACAGCTTTATAATCAATTTTTACCAGATATTAGAGAAAAGGTAGTTAATCACGTTATGGGAATTGTTCCTGTAGTCGCAAGATTAATAAGAAATCCTGAGACAGGTCAAAGAGGCTTCTTACTAACAGAAAACAATGGTAATTTTGCAAAAAACCAGCTAGATAACAGAGAGTTTGCTTTGCAAGAACACCTATTCCAAATTGGTGATGTTGATGTTAAAGCTTAGAGAATATCAAAAAGAAATTATAAATGATGTAAAGGGGGCTTTTTTACAGGGATATAACAGACCGTGCGTTGTTGCTCCCTGCGGTTAGGTGCTGGTAAATCGGTTATTTTATCAGAAATAATTCGCATGACAACGCACAATAAAAATAATGTTCTTTTCCTAGTTCACAGAAAAGAATTGATTGACCAAATTAGAAATACACTCACTATGAATGATGTCGATATGAATTTTGTCAATTTGGGGATGGTTCAAACTGTTGTTAGAAGTTTAGAAAAAACTTCCGAGCCAGCTTTAATCATTATTGATGAAAGTCATCATGTGCTAGCAAACAGTTACAAAAAAATAATCAATCACTTTTCTAATGCTAAAGTGGTCGGATTTACAGCAACACCAGTGAGAATAAATGGGGGTGGTTTAGGAGATATAAACGATATGTTAATCGAAAAGGTTAATGTGAAATGGTTAATTGAAAATCAATTCTTAGCACCTTACAAATACTTTGCGCCCGAAATCGTTCAAACAGAAACATTAGAAATCAAACGAACTGGCGAGTTTGACATGACAGGACTTGATGATCAATTCAATAAAAGAATGATTTGGGGCGATGTCATCAAACATTATCAAAAGTTAGCAAACGGAGAACAAGCAATACTTTATGCCTCTTCCCTTTATCAAAGCGAAAAAATGGCAATGAGTTTTGCATCAGTAGGTATTACATCCGCACATATTGACGGGAAAACACCTAAATCCATTCGTGATGACATTATACAACGATTTCGAGAGGGCAAAATAAAGGTCCTATGCAACTTAGATTTAATTGGTGAAGGATTCGATGTTCCAGATTGTTCTACTGTGATTATGCTAAGACCAACTCAATCTCTATCCCTGTATATTCAGCAATCAATGAGAGGTATGAGATATCGAACTGGTAAAACAGCTATTATTATTGACCACGTTGGAAATGTCAATCGCTTTGGTTTGCCAGACATGGAACGAACATGGTCCTTAGAAGCGAAAAAAGGAAGTAACAGCAAAAAATCAGAAGCACCTGTAAAAATTTGCTCTGACTGTTTTATGACAGTTTTATCTACTAATAAAAAATGCGAGCATTGTGGTCATGAATTCAAAGCTGAATTAAAAGCAGTACAAATTGATGACACAGCAGAGCTACAAGAAATAACAGAAGCAGTATTTAAAGTAAATTACAGTAATCCAAGCGAGTGTAAAAACATGAAAGAATTATATGAATATGCAAAAGAACACAATTATAAGAAAGGATGGGCATTCCATCAAGGAAAAGCAAGAGGATTTATAAAATAAAAAAACGAAAGAAGGAATTTAAAAATGTTTAAAGTAGATCATAATGATGTTTTCACAAATGGAGTAGAAAATGGTACGTATGAGGTTGTTTTATATAACGCAAATGAAGATGCAACAAAAAACGGAGCGGAGTTCATTAATATTGATTTAATTATTCGTAATGATGTAAATCAAAAATTCCAGAATGCGCATATTTTTCATCGAGTATGGAAAGCGAAAGCAACGAATGAATATAGTCAAACGGCATTAAATACCATTGCGAAAGCTATCAAGCTGCCGAACGGAAAGGACTATAACACATTAGATGAATTACTAAAAGACCTGTTAACTAAGACATGTCAAGTTACTGTGAAAAATGAAGAGTCTGAGTATAATGGTCAAATTTATAAAAATTTAAATGTGAAAGCATGGGCTGAAAGTAAAATTACCGGACCATTACAACATGTATTTAAAAAGAAAGAAAATGAATTACCACCAGTGGAAATAAACGAGAGTAATCTACCGTTCTAAGCAATGAGAGGAGCGCACAAACGTGTATGAACAAATTCCGGACGAATTAAAAAAATTAAAACAATGGTGCGCTTTTCAACTTGTTTGGGATGAAGAGCGTGGCAAAAACAAAAAAATACCGATGAATGCAAACGATGGATCCTACGGAAATAGTGTTGATGAGCGGACTTGGGCAGACTTCGAAACTGCCCTTGATTCCCTCGAAAAATATCAATTTGATGGGTTAGGTTTTTACTTTAAGAAACCATATTTCGGTGTGGATATTGATGATATAAAGGATGAAATTGAAGATTACCTTTATGGTAATACAGAAAATATTGCTGGTGAATTTATTCAAACATTGTCTAGTTACACAGAATACAGTGTGAGTGGGACAGGAATTCATATTATTGCAAAAGGCAGTTTTCCGGAAGGTGGTCGGCGTAAAGGAAACATCGAAATGTACCCGGACGGTCGATTTTTCGTTATGACAGGTCAAGTAATTGATAACTACAGACAAGTCAATGAAGCGACAACGGCAATACAATATTTGCATACGAAATACATTGGGACTAATGAAGTAAGACAAATAAATAATTTACAATCTACAGTTGATTTGCCTGTAAGTGATATTATTCAACGTGCTGAACGAAGCAAACAAGGCGCACAATTTAAAACGCTTTACGATGGATTATGGGATGGACTATATCCCTCACAATCCGAAGCAGACTTAGCTTTTGCAAATATGCTGGCATTTTGGACAGGATGTAATGCAGAAAAAATGGACGAAATTTTCCGTTCAAGTGGTTTGTATCGAACAAAATGGGACCAAAAACGCGGTGCGCAACTTTACGGTGAAATGGTTATTAATAAAGCTATAACTAATACCTCTGAAATTTACCAACCTGGCAGTGAACTAGAAGGATATTCTATTTCTATCAAAAATCAGAATAATACAGCACGTAAAGTATATGGGCTGGATGATACTGGTAATGCAGAACGTTTTCGTGATAAATTTCATGATATTGTCCGTTTTTCGTATATTAACAAAGGGTTTTACTACTACGATTCAAAAGTGTGGAAATACGATAATATAGGAGCTGTAAAAACACTTGTCGATGATGTAATTAAAGATATGAAAAGCGAATTTGCTTACATGGATAATGAATCAGATGCAGAAAAAGCGTTCATGAAGCACTTAAAAGCAACTAGAAGCAATAAAGGAAAAACGAACATGTTGAAAGAAGCGCAACATTTAATGCCAGTTTTGCCTGATGAATTCGATCGCTACAAATATTTTTTGAACACACAAAACGGATATATCAATTTGCAAAATGGAGAACTTATCAATCATGACAGGCAAAAAATGTTTACAAAAATTAGCAACATCGAATATACAGATAAAATTGATGCGCCACTTTGGCAAGCGTTTTTAAAGGATATTTTTGCTGGTGATAAAGAGTTAATCGATTATATTCAAAAAGCAGTCGGTTATTCATTATCAGGATCCACGTCAGAGCAAGTCATGTTTATCCTTTTCGGCAATGGGCGAAATGGGAAATCGGTTTTTCTTGATATTATCAACGATATTTTTGGTTCCTATGCGACCAACATCCAGCCACAGACAATCATGGTCAAACAGCAGTCTAGTAATGCAAACAGTGATATTGCCCGTTTACATGGCGCCAGGTTCGTTACAACCACCGAACCAAATGAGGGTGTACGTTTAGATGAAGGACTAGTTAAACAGCTCACAGGTGGCGACAAGGTCACTGCACGACACTTGTATAAGGACGAATTCGAGTTTACACCCGAATTCAAAATCTGGATGGCAACCAACCATAAACCAATTATCCGAGGGAGAGACGATGGAATATGGCGAAGATTACACTTAGTACCGTTTACCGTGAAGATACCCGATGAAAAGGTAGACAAGCAGTTAAAGTATAAACTTCGAAGCGAACTCACTGGAATATTGAATTGGGCGGTCGAGGGCTTTCTTAAATGGCAACGAGAAGGTTTAGGAATGCCGAAAGCTGTCGAAAATGCTAGCTCTGAATATAAATCAGAAATGGATGTTATTACTGCATTTATTGAAGACTGTTGCGAAACAGGCGAGAACAAACAGATCAATGCTAAGACTCTCTACGAAACATATAGAGAGTGGGCAAAAGATAATGGACAGTATCTAATGAGCAGCACGAAGTTTGGGAAGGAAATGGGTTTGAAGTTTGAGAAGAAGAGGAGTAAAAAAGGTTATAAATATACAGGCGTTTGTTTAAATGATGAATATTTCTCTTTAAAGTTGAATTTTTAGGGGTGTATAGTTTGCACTAACCATACACCCTATCAAATCCATTGTGCCGCAACGCATTTAACTGTATTTAAGATGAAAGGGTGTATAGTTTGTACCATTTTCCATAAACTTCTCTATAAAAATTTTTCCTAGGAAACTTTTCTATATTTACTATCAACTATACACCATTATAAAAAAAGTATTAATAAAGTAAGTAATAGCAATGGGTTTAGAGGGTGTATAGTTTTGGTCAACTATACACCAACTATACACCAACCATACACCTTTTTGCTAATAATTTAGCACTTTTTAACCAACACATAACATACGTTCGTATTTTTGACCAAAGGAGTGATTAAATGACAGCAGAAATGGATATACAGAATTCTATACGTTTAGAACTTTCCCGCCATGGGCATTACGTTTTCCGTGCTAATGTTGGCAAAGTTAAATTACCAAATGGACGAATTTTTGATACAGGATTGCCAAAAGGATTTCCGGACTTGTTCGGATTCCGTGGATCAGACGGGAAAGCATTTTTTATTGAAGTGAAAAACGAGATAGGCAAGTTGCGAAAAGAACAGGAACATTTTCAGCAAGCTATGCAAATTACACCGGCCATCTGTGGAGTAGCAAGAAGTGCTGCAGAAGCCGTGCGAATTGTGGAGGAGGGGTAAAATGAAGCTAAGAGATATTACAAACAGTAAATGCGATGTTAGGGAGTATATGAATGTTGATTTTCCAGATTGGCTTTTAGAACAACTAAAGGACGAAATAGATTTTGATATTATTGAGGCGTTAAAAGAGTATGCCGTTATCTATGTGAAGCATAATGCGCTGGAAAAAGAAATAGAACCTTTTGATATTTATAAAAAAGTAGAGGAGGGGTAAAAAATGAAGAGCGACGATTAAAGATGTGATGAATTTAGAGACCAAGGCAGTCAAAATAAATGGGAAGACTGCAAGGGTTTATCAGAAGTGTTAATTGTGCGGAATACGAGTAATATTCTGACAATTGGTTACAGAAAAATGTAACCCGAAGCAAAAAATGTAACCTCCCAAAATCGCATAGTACCAGTAGCAAGACACGTAAAAGTTACAAGTTACATTTTTTTCTTAATAAAAAGTATTATATTTAATTTATATTTAAGAACTGTATACGAAAATAAAAACTTTTTCGCCGTTTTTTTGTAACCGAGTGATTTTGAAAATCGTGGAGAGATAACAATGTTCAGTCATATTCAAAAATTTATAAACAGATGGAAATTTAATCAAGGATGTACATTGAAGCTATGAGTCTTGATGCGACAATTCCATTAAACAAGGAGGAAAAACGAATGAAAATATATCACACAGAAACACAAGAAGATTACGATGCGTTACTGGAAAACTTGAAAAACGAGGGATGGACGTGGTTTTTTGGTGAGGCTATTACGTCATATAACTCGCAGCTTTGGGAACGGAATAAGCAAAATACTGTTGTGCATATAGAGGAAGAAGGAGTAAGTTGTGGGAGTCTTTCTTATGCTAAATATTTACACCCCAACATACCAATCGAAAAATACAAAGTGAAACAAGACGAAGTTGCAAAGTGGTTTTATAACACCGCAAATGCCATGAAAGCATTTGCATCCAATGGAGTATCTATGAAAAAACAAAATACTGACAACGTAAACAACCCATCACATTACACAGCAGGCGGTATTGAAACACTTGACTACATTAAAGCAAAAGTAAAGGATTATCCGTCATATGCTGTAGGAAACATACTTAAATATGTTTCAAGATACGAGCACAAGAATGGCATTGAGGATTTAAAGAAAGCGCAATTCTATTTGAATGATTTGATTGAATGGATGGAGAGTGATTGTAAATGAATCGGTTTGAAAAAGATAGATTAAGAAGAAAGGCAAAGAATATAATCGAGGCAATGCTGGTGTATTTACTATTGTGGCTTTTTAGTATAGTGATACCAATTATGGGTGTTTGGGCACATCTGATTTGGAGTAATTCATTTACGTTATTTATTAAAATTAGTACATTGACTATTTGGTCTATAGAAACGGTAGTCGTAGGGGCTTTACTTGTGAGTTCTTATATAACAGTTAAAAAGTATGTAAGTCAAATAGTCGCAGAAGACTAGCTAAGTTGAATGAGAGGAGAGTGATTGAATGTTTAAAACATTAAGTTCGTTTTATTTTTCTATGATTTTCATTACCGTATTATTGCGCGCTTTCGGCTTTCTTAGTCTTGCAGAAGCAGAATTTATTTTACTATTAATCATTTCTCTTGTCATGGTTGAGGATATGAATGGGAGTCGTAAATGACAAGTGACTCTTCGCCTTTACAAGTATTGCTAAAATATAAAAAAATGGGGCTGGTTGACAATGGAGGAATATGTAAATATCAGTTTAGATAAATATGAAAGGTTAAAAATGTTTGAAAATGATAAATACGAAAAAGATGCTAAGGAATTTCTAAAAAAGTTTACTAACTTCACAACGATATTTGGAAATCAAAATGAAGAGTATTACACGGCGCATGTCAACAAGGAAGAACTGAAAAAACTAATTGAACAAAGACTAGGCAAAACGTGTGAGATAGAATTTTATTAGGAGAGTGATTAAATGTCAAAGCGATTACGTAAAGCACAATATAAACTTATTGAAGATGAATTAAAATTTTATCATTCTACTAAAAAAGAATTGATGGAAAAGGAAGTTAATGTAACACTGGGCGCTTGGCATAGAGAATACATTGACGAGAACCAAGGTGGTGGCAGTGCGGGGAATATTAGTAATGAAGTGGAAGATCGTGTGATGTTACTGCAAATGGATAAAGAAATAAGTAGATTAAAGAATATTATAAATGCAATTGAGTCTGTACTTAATAGATTAAATGATGAGGATAAACAATTGATTCAGTTTAGATACTGGGACAGAAGCAAACCAACTTGGGTATGGATTGCCAGTAAGTTGAATATGGACGAGAGTACAGCTAGAAGAAGAAACAAAACAATCATCCTTTCAATAGCTGAAAGATTAGGATATTAAAATATATTGCCCGTTTAACGCCCGTTTTGAACTGTTTTTATGAAGTAAAATGATAGAGTAGAGAAGTGAAGATGATTACAAAAATAAATTTTATATTAAGGTCTGCACTTCACTTCTCGTTTATAATCTTATGATGACATAGCAGGAGGTTGCTATGTTGCCTGGCAGAGGCTTTGTATCTGATCGTTGGTCTTGATGGGAGACGCATCTCATTCCAACCTCACTAGTCCCAACAAGAGACACCTTCTTGTTCAATCTCAATACTCGTGACGGAATAGGTAGACGAAGAACAGGATAGAACTAATGTAGCTAAGGAACGTATGTCTTAGCTTAAAACTCCTGTAAAACAAATTAATTAGTTCCTGCAAGGTGCAAATCCTTGCCGAGTATATATTAAACCACACACACCTCTTGACAATGTGGAACGGGTCCTGTGTCTAGTGACGGAAATTCATTCCGGATTCGACTGGATGAAATACAAAGTATTGACGAATACTACCGTAGAAGTATTCAGGTCTCATAACTACGGATACATAGAACAATGAAGTCCAGCACATTGCGTGTTGGGCTTTTATATAGGGGTGGATTAATGCTAACACAAGCAGAACGTCATACATTCTATAAGTCAAAGGAATGGGCAAGCATACGTAAAGAAGTATTAAAGCGTGATAACTATGAGTGTCAAGAGTGTAAGAGGCAAGGAAAGGTGTTTACTGATTATCATGAACCAGACAAGCATAAAAGACTCGATGTGGACCATATCAAGGATTTAGAACACCATCCAGAACTTGCGCTTGATATAGATAATCTCACTACTCTGTGTGTAAAATGTCATAACAAAAAACATAATCGCTTTCAATTTAGAAGGAAAATAAATAAATGGGTGAACGACGAACGTTGGTGATACCCCCGGGTCAAAGGTTTGCACTTTAATTTGGCTCTGGGGAACGGTGTGGGGGTCTTCTCCGCAGAAATATTAAAAAGTCTCATGAAGGAGGGAGGGTTAAAAGTGGAATATAACATAAAGAAATTGGAAAAAGAATTGTTATCAAATATTGATACTACTAGTCAGAAAGAACTTGAAAAAGTTAATCGTTATATTAATTTAATACGTATATATTACGAGTTAGACAACAGTATTGAAATTGATGGTGCTGTTGTTGTTACCGAAAACGGCTCGCAAAAATTCACGAAAACTAATCCAGCAATACAAGAAAAAAATCGAATCAACACTTCATTATTATCTATTGAACGGTCTTTTATATTCAAAGGCGAAAATGATAATCAAGATGGTAGTGACTTGATATGATATCAAATAAACACGTTGATAACTATATACAGTCGTATAAAAGTGGAAAAATACTACTCAATAAAGAGCGAATCGATCTAATAAATTACTTGCAAGAACATGTTCTAAGTAGAGATGATATATATTTTGATGAGACACAGATAGAAAATTATATTGCTTTTAGTGAAAAATGGTACTTCCCTTTGGACAACTGGGAAAAGTTTATTGCACCATTTATTTTTTTATATTTTAAAGAAGACGATGAACTTTTTTATGAAGAGTTCTTTATAACCCTTGGTCGCGGTGGCGGTAAGAACGGGTTTATAAGTACATTATCAAATTATTTTATAAGTCCACTACATGGGATTAACAATTACGATGTTTCGGTAGTAGCGAATTCTGAAGACCAAGCGAAAGTTAGTTTTAAAGAAGTATTTAATACAATAGACGGAAATCCTAAATTGGAAGGCAGCTTTGACGCGTGGAAAGCACAGATTGTTGGCAAAGGAACCAACAGTGTTTTTAAATTTCAAACGTCAAATGCAAAAACTAAAGATGGTGGTCGTGAAGGCTGTGTTATTTATGATGAAACACATGAATATGAAGATAGACAAATAATTGATGTATTCTCTGGAGGACTTGGCAAAGTCGCAAATCCCAGAGAATTTTTTATTGGCACCAATGGATTTGTGAGAGCGGGATTTTATGACAAGTTGGAAGAACGTAGTAAAGCAATTTTAAGTGGTGAAAATCTTAACGACCGCATGTTTCCTTTTATTTGTAAGCTAGATGATCCAGAGGAAGTTAAGAATGAAGCTATGTGGGAAAAAGCAAATCCTGCTTTTGAAAAGCCTTTAAGTCCTCGTTCTAAACGCTTACTAAATAAAGTTAGAAAACAATATGAGGCATTAACAAATAATCCTAGCGGTAGAGAAGCGTTCATGACTAAGCGAATGAACCTTCCAGAAGTAGATTTGGAAAAGGTAGTAGCCCCTTGGAAAGACATTCTCGCAACTAACCGGGAAATGCCAGAACTGCAAAACCGAGCTTGTATTGGTGCGTTCGACTATGCAAGCGTTAAGGACTTTGCGGCTGTTGGATTGCTGTTTCGTGTAGGTGACGATTACATTTGGAAAACCCATTCTTTTGCTAGAAAAGGATATTTGGATGTTGCAAACCTTAAACCACCTATCAAAGAATGGGAAAAACAGGAATTACTGACAATTGTTGATGAACCTACAATCGACCCCCGTCATGTTGTCAATTGGTTTGTTGAAATGCGAGAAAGATACGGTATTCAAAAAGTAATTGGAGATAATTTCCGAATGGACCTGATGCGTCCATTGTTTGAAGCAGAAGGATTTGAACTGGAGATTATTAGAAATCCACGTGCAGCTCATAGTTTGCTAGCTCCGCGAATTGAAACACTATTTGCTAATCATCGCATTGTATTTGGAGATAATCCGTTAATGCGTTGGTATACAAATAATGTTGCAGTGAAAATCAAATCGGATGGAAATAAAGAGTATCTAAAAAAAGACGAGCACAGACGTAAAACTGATGGATTTCAGGCTTTTGTCCATGCTCTTTGGCGTGCGGATGAAATAGAAGATATGGATGTAGAAGAGGTATTGAACATGCTTAACGCGATTGCATTTTAAGCTGAATAACTATAGACCTAAATGTTTGGATATGGTGGAAAGTGCATACTTTCCTGCTAGTTCCGCAGTAACTAACAGCGAAGCGGAAGCAACTTTGTCAGCTATTTGTTTTACTTTTTTCCATGATTCGTTGTCTCTGATATTATCTAAAAATAAATGACCTTGCCAGGTAATAGCTTCTATTGAAACATCGTATTTAGAACCCGACTGTAGGAAAGTTCTAGTTGTTAAGAAACCAGCTTCGCTTAACTTTTCTATACAGTAGTTTACGTCATCTGAACCAAATTGCTTGTGTGCATTAAAGTCTAATAATTGATCATAGGCTAAATATCCACCATAAGGCATTCTTTCTTCTATATCTAGCATAACTTGACGAACGCAGTCTTGATTTAAACGCAATATAATCACCTCCCTATTTTAAGGTGATTATATCACAAGGAGGTGATAAATTGGGACTCTTTACAGAACTATTTAAAAGAAACAAAGAAATTGAGTGGATGTGGGATTTGGACTTTTTAGAGGACAAAACTACCAAAGTCTACTTAAAGAAAATGGCTTTAAATACATGTGTAAAACATATAGCCAGAACCATTGCAAAATCTGATTTTAGGTTAAAAAACGGGGAAATTAGTGTGCGGGATAAATTGTACTATAAGTTAAACGTTCGCCCAAACACAGATATGAGTTCAAGTACTTTTTGGGAGAATGTTATTTATAAGCTAATCTATGATAATGAGTGCTTAATTGTCCTTTCAGATACGGATGATTTTTTAATTGCTGACAGTTATGTAAGAAAAGAATTTGCATTTTTTCCAGATGTTTTCGAAGGTGTCACAGTGAAAAATTATTGTTACGAGCGAAAGTTTAGCATGGATGATGTTATTTTCTTAGAATATGGAAATGAACGATTGTCGGCATTCACGGATGGGATGTTCGAGGATTATGGAGAGTTGTTTGGAAAAATGATTCGCGCACAAATGCGTAATTTTCAAATTCGTGGAGCTGTAAATTTCAAAATGGCTGGTTTGGCAGATAAAGATAAACAAACAAAACTGCAAGAGTACATTGACAAAATTTATGCGTCGTTTAACAACAATGAAATTGCTATTGTTCCTCAATTGGAAGGTTTCAATTATGAAGAATTTGGAGCAACGAGTGTAAACAGTAGTCAAAACTTTGATGAAGTTAAAAAGCTCCGAAAGGAAATGATTGATTATTTGGCAAGTGTTCTCGGCATTCCTTCTGCTTTGTTGCATGGTGACATGGCAGATTTGAGTAACAATATGAAAGCTTATATGGAATATTGTATTGATCCTCTCACTAAAAAGCTAGAAGATGAATTAAACGCTAAATTATTTACTTCCAACGAGTTTTTAGCAGGTGAACATATCAAAATCATACACAAAAAAGACATTATAGAAAATGCAGAAGCTGTAGATAAGTTGGTTGCCTCTGGTTCATTTAATCGTAATGAAGTTCGAGAATTATTGGGCGCTGAACGAGTAGATAATCCGGAATTAGATAAATATTTAATTACTAAAAACTATCAGTCAGCTGATGAAGGAGGTGAGAATGAATGAAGTTGGAGATTAAAGGAACGATTATTTCAAATAATCAAAAATGGATTTATGACATGCTTGATATGGAAAGTACTAGCCCAAGAGACATCGTTTTACCAGAAAACAATGAACCGATTGATGTAATTATCAATTCTGGCGGTGGTGATGTATATGCTGGTAGTGAAATTTATACTACATTGAAAGGATATAACGGAACTGTAAATGTGAAAGTTGTAGGTATAGCTGCTAGTGCGGCTTCGGTCATTGCGATGGCAGGAGATAAAGTGGAAATTAGTCCCACAGCCCAAATTATGGTGCATAATGTCGCTTCCGGAGTATTTGGTGATTATCGAGATCTTGAACATGAAGCAAAAGTTTCAAAAGGTTTCAATGTATCTGTGGCAAATGCTTACATGGACAAGACTGGAAAGAACATGGACGAACTATTAAACCTTATGGGCGAAACTACTTGGTTTAACGCACAACAAGCAGTAGAAGCTGGCTTTGCTGATGAAGTAATGTTTTCTAATGAAAAAGCACCGCAGTTAGTTGCTAGTCTCTCGCCGGTAATCCCACAGGATGCAATTGAAAAAATCATAAATAACATAAAACCGCCGCAGTTAGATATCGATGCAATTGTAGGAAAAGTAATAAATCAGTTAGAACAATCAAATGATAAAGAAGAGAAACCGAAAAAGGAAAATATACATCCTTTCAAACGGTTTCTTTTTTAATACCCAAAAATAGGAGGAAATAAATTATGACTATCAAATTAAAAAACAACCTTGTAAATTATGAGGAAAAACGAACAGCTTTTGTCAATGCTGTTAAAAACGAAGAGACACAAGAAATTCAAAACAAGGCTTATGTGGAAATGGTAGATGCGATGGCTGCTGATATTATGGACCAAGCCAAGAAAGAAGCACGTCAAGAGGCAGACCAGTATATTTCAGCTAGCCGAACAGACAAAAATATCACGAATGAAGAAATTAAATTCTTCAATGATATTAATAAAGAAGTTGGTTACAAAGAAGAAACATTGCTACCACAAACAGTCGTTGATGAAATCTTTGAAGATTTAACAACTGAACATCCTTTCCTTGCATCTATTGGAATGCGCACGACTGGTTTACGTACTAAGTTCTTAAAATCCGAAACTAGTGGCCTTTCTGTATGGGGCAAAATCTTTGGTGAAATCAAAGGACAATTGGATGCTACATTCAGTGAAGAAGAATCTATCCAGAATAAATTAACCGCTTTTGTAGTAGTTCCTAAAGACCTTGAAAATTTTGGACCTGTATGGGTGAAACGTTTTGTAGTTACTCAAATTGAAGAAGCGTTCGCAGTGGCGTTAGAAAGCGCGTTTATTATTGGTGATGGTAAAGATAAGCCTGTTGGTCTAACTCGCAAAGTTGGAAAAGGGACTAACGTAGTAGATGGTGTATATCCAGAAAAAATTGCATCCGGAACACTGACATTTGCTAGCTCTAAGATAACTGTTAATGAATTAACAGATGTATATAAATATCATTCCGTAAAAGAAAATGGCAAGCCGCTAAATGTAGCTGGTGAAGTTACGTTACTAGTCAATCCTACAGATGCTTGGGACGTTAAAAAACAGTACACAAGCTTAAATGCAAACGGAGTGTATGTGACTGCCTTGCCTTACAATTTAAATATCATTGAATCATTATTCGTTCCAGAAAAGAAAGCTATTTCTTATGTAGCAAAACGTTATGATGCACTCATTGGTGGAGCCTTGAATATTTCTACTTTTGATCAAACGCTTGCATTTGAAGATCTTAACTTGTATGCTGCAAAACAATTTGCGTATGGTAAAGCTAAAGACGAAAAAGCTGCAGCTGTGTGGACATTAAATATCAAACCAACAGATCAAACTCCGGAAGGGTGATTGTAAATGGCTAAATTTGAAGTATTAAAGAAATTCAAAGACAAAGAAACAAAAGAAGTATATGAAAAAGGAACCGAAATTGAATTGACTGTAAAACGTGCAGATGAAGTCGCTGACAATTTGGGAGTTTCTTTTTTAAAACGACTGGATGAACCAAAAAAAGATAAAAAAAAGTAGGTGCTGTACATGGAAGTATCAGATGACCTTCTTAAAAAATTTAAAGAGCGTATGCATATTTCTCACAATAGCGAAGATAGCAATCTAAAAGAGTTGCTATCTTTTTCTATTGCTGATTTACAAGAAAAATGCGGGCTGTTTAATGTAGATGAACACTTTAGGGCAAGAGAATTGGTCATTGAGCGTACTAGATACGCGTATAATGATTCGATAGAATTCTTTAATGAAAACTTTAAATCACAAATAACTAGCTTAGGCTTCTCTCTCTATTTAGTTGAAAGTGGTGAATCTGATGAAGTTTCAGTTTAAACCTCAAAAAGTTCAGAGTGGCGATTTACGTACTCCGGTTGTTTTTTTTGAATATCAGCCGGTAAATGGTCCTGAACCAGGTGAAATAGAAAAAGTAAATCTATTCGAATGTTTTGCAGAAGTTTATAAACCATCCATGAAAGATTTAGAAATTTTACATGGCACGGGAACAAAAGAAGCTGTCACAATTAATATTCGAGACACTAAAGGTGAGTATACAGTTAGTAACAAACATTATGTAGAAATATTAGATTATCGCTATTTGGGCAAAAGATTTAATGTGATTAATGTTAGCCCAGACTTGCAAAGTAATAGCTTTGTAAATGTGCTTCTGGGGGTTCAAACATGAGTGTAGAAGTTACTGGAGTAGAAGAGTTGGAAAGACAGTTAGTTAATTTATTTGGACGAGAAAACTTGCCACAATTAGTAGACCCTGCTCTAATTGCAGGCGCAGCCCTTGTTGCAAAAACACTTAAAAGTGAATTTGTTCAATTTAAAGATACAGGTGCATCGATTGATGAGATTAATATAGAAAAACCTTCGTATGACAAAGGGGTAAGAAGTATAAAGATTGACTGGAAAGGTCCTAAAGACAGGTACAAAATAATTCATCTCAACGAATATGGTTATACAAGGAATGGTAAAAAAATCACACCATCAGGAACAGGTAGTATTGCGAGAACACTAAGAATATCAGAGAGAGCTTACAGGCAAATTGTACAGAAGAAAATAGGTGTTAAATTATGATTGATATTTTGAACATCATATATACGACATTAAGTAAAAACGATATCATACACACTACTTGCGAAGAGAGAATAAAATATTATGATTTCCCAAGCACGGGTGATTCTAACAAAACTTTCTTGTTAATCATTCCTTTAGATGTTCCAGTACCAACAAATTTTTCTAGTAACGAGGCTATGTGGGAAGATTTTTTAGTACAAATCGATGTACAATCTGACAATAGATTAATTGTTAAACAAATACAAGAAGAAGTTAGAAAAGAAATGAAACAAATAGGTTTTGGGCAACTCGCTGGTGGATTAGATGAATATTTCCCAGAAACAGGACGGTTTGTAGATGCACGAAAATACAGTGGATTGCCATATAAGCTATATCAATAAAAATAATAGGAGTGAAATAAATGATTACAACAATCGGATTTGAAAAAGCGACTTTTGGTATTTTTGATGAAAAAGACGAAAAAGTAACAAAAAAAGTAGAAGTAAATGGTAAAAATAAAAAAGGTGGTACGGTTGAAGCGGATATTTCTGGTCTTGATGCAGAAGCTATCAAAGTTTTTGCATCAAATGGTCCATATTACATTTCAAAAAAAGGTTCTGGCGATGTTAAGCAAACGATTGGCATTATGGAACTACCTTTCGAATTAGGACAAGAGTTATTAGGTCGTCAAAAGAACGCAGATGGTATTGTAACTGTAGGGAAAAACACTGCTCCGCCATACGCTTCATGCGTAATGGAAAGTGAAACATTGCGAGGGGAACCGGTATTCTTTGCTTTACTAAAAGGAAAATATGGACAAGATGACGTTAAATTAAACACATCTGAGGATAAACCAAAGGAACCAGAGGCAACTAGTCTCACTGGAGAATTTGTTTATAATGATGCTGGGGACGTTTTTGCTATGGCTGTGGGCGAAGAATTCCGAGATAAAATTTATAAAATGGCTTTTCCTGGTTTTGTTGAAACACCAGCAGTACCCGAAGGATAAAATATTTTAAGAGTAGGTGAACTCCTACTCTTTTTTTATTGACAAAAATTATAAAAAAGGTGGAGAAAACATGATTAAATTAGAAATTTTTAACAAAGAAACAAAAAAGAAAGAGCTTTACGAGAGAGGAGATACCTCTGTAATTGAATTAGAAGACTACTGGAAAATGCAAGAAAAAATTAGAGAATACATTAACACTTCTGATGATCCTAAAAAAACGATGATTCTAGAAATGCAGTTGAAATTCATAGTTAAATTATTTAACGACAAGGATTTGAGTGTGGATTTTCTTAAAAAAAATATTCCTTCCAAAAAATTAAACGATACTTTGGTGTCTGTCTTTCGAGAAATTTCACCAGAAGAGTATGATGTTGAAGATGACGAAGGCGAAGAAGCAAAGTAATAACGCTTACCGAGTTTTTGTCCGATCTCGATGCAATTAGGCGTTACTGCATGAAAGAGTATGGCTGGACAATTCGAGAAACGGACGATCAAGAATACAAAAAGTTATGTCGTCTGATAATCGAAAAAGAAGAAGCAAAATCAGAAAATAACAAAGTTTCACTTGTTGACTTTGTATCACAATATCAAGATGTCAATCGAGGAAGGGGGTAAATAATGAATAAACTTCAAGGATTGTCGATTAACCTAGACCTAGATGCTACTAGAGTGGACGAGGGAATGAAAGGGTTGAAAAGGACCCTCGGTTCTGTGAATAGCGAAATGAAAGCAAATCTTTCGGCATTTGGCAAAGGAGAAAAAACCTTATCTCGATACGAAACAGAACTGGATGGACTTAATAAAAAATTATCTGTTCAAAGCAAAATGGTTTCTCAAACTAAAAACGATTTTAAAGATTTAGAAAAACGAAATGCTTCTTTAAATGGAGAGTTGAAAGAGTCTAATAAAACGTTGACTGAGTCAAAAAAACGTTTTGAACAGCTTTCTAAATCTGGTAATGCAACTGAAAAAGAATTAAAAGAAGCGGAAAAAGAAGTAAACTCAAATCAAAAAGCGTATAACAAACTTAACAAAGAACTACAACAAATGCCAAAAGCTTTATCAGCTGGACAAAAAGCAGTAAACAATGAAGTTGCAAATTACAATAATTTGCAAAGAAAGATTGATACTACGACAGAATCTTATAAGAAATTCAAGAGAGAGCAAGCTGTTAAAAGTTCACCGTGGGGGACGGTGACTCAAGATTTAGACAAGTATCAAAAAAAGTTAAATGAAACAGGTGATAAGCTTGTCGCCTTCGGGAAAAAAGGAAGTTTGTATATGGCTCCAGTTGCGCTTGGTTTAGGTTTTGCTACCAAAAAAGCGGCTGATTTTGAACAACAAATGTCGAATACTCTTTCTGTTATGTCCCCTGGCGAGGTAAATCAATATAAAGATGCATTGAGAGAACTAGCTATTCAACAAGGTGCAGATACGAAATACTCCGCCTTAGAAGCCGCACAGGCGCAAGAAGAACTTTTAAAGGCAGGTCTTTCAGTAAAAGATGTTATCAATGGCGGGCTTTCAGGTGCGCTTTCATTAGCAACAGCGGGTGAGTTAGATTTAGCTTCAGCGGCAGAAATCGCGGCTACAGTTTTAAACGCATTTAAGGATGATAATTTAAGCGTGGCGGATGCGGCAAACATTCTAGCTGGTGCGGCAAATGCTTCTGCCACTGGTGTAGAAGAAATGAAGATGTCTTTACAACAAGTTTCTGCTGTTGCGAGTGGCGTTGGTCTGTCATTTGATGATACGTCTACAATGTTAGCAGTATTCGCACAAAATGGTTTAAAAGGTTCCGATGCGGGGACCTCTCTCAAAACTATGCTACAAAGATTACACCCTACAACAAAGGCAGCATGGGAACAATTTGATGCTCTAGGTTTAAGCATCGTGGACAACGAAACTGCCATGAAAGTATTGCAAGAAAATGGTGTAAAACCACTTTCTAACGATACAGATAAATTAATGGGACAAATTCAAGATTTAGCTAAAAGTTTAGCAGGTCCAAAAGCAAGCGCTTCTAAAGTTAACAAGGAATTTGAAGAATTAACAGTTGCTACTGGAGCGGTTCACTCCGCGTTTTACGATACAAACGGGGAATTGAAATCAGCAGAAGAAATATCTGGTTTATTGCAAAGTAGCCTAAAAGACTTAAATTCTGAACAGCGTAGTGCGGCGCTAGGTGCTATGTTTGGCTCCGATGCAGTTCGCGCTGGGAATATTGCTTATCGTGAAGGCGCAGAAGGAATTAAAAAAATGCGCACCGAAATGGGTAAAGTAACTGCAGACGATGTAGCTAAAATGAAAATGGATAATTTGAAAGGTACTATTGAAGAAATTTCTGGTGCAATTGAAACATTTGCAATAAGCATAGGAACATCATTGACACCGGTATTACGTAGTCTAGGAAAGCATATTCAACAAGCAGCCGATTGGTTTAATGGATTGAATGATAGTACTAAAACAGTTATCTCCACAGCAGGTGTAGTTGCGGTAGCGATTCCGGTGGCTGGACTAGCATTTGGATTTATTGCAAAAGGAGCAGCAGCAGCTATCTCACCTGTAAAGAAACTAACAGCCGCGTTAGCAGAAAACTCGGTTGCTGCCGGAACTAATGCTGCGACTACTCAACTTGCTGGAAATGCTTTGCCAGTCGGTGGAGGAAAAGGTAAAGGTTTCTTAGGTAAAGCTGGCTCATTTTTTAAAGGAAGCAAAGGAGCAAAAGCATTATCTACAGCTGATATGGCAGGCGATATTGCGAGTTATAGCAAATTCGGAAAAATCGGGGCTGGTTTGAAAGGCGTTGGAAAGGCATTACCTGGCCTAGGAATTGCATTATCTGCAACACAACTTATTGGTATTAATAAGAAAAATGCTGGCGATAAAGCTGGTAGCGCTGGTGGGAGCTTAGCTGGCGGGGCAGCAGGAGCCGCTATAGGAACAGCAATTGCTCCAGGAATTGGAACAGCTGTAGGTGCGGCAATTGGAGGTATTGCTGGTACTAAATTTGGGCAGGCGTTTGGTAAAAAAATACAGAAGGAAATACCTGAATATAAAGCTAAATTCGATTTAATTTGGGAGGCACTTTCATTCTCAGCAAAAGAACATCCTATTCTATTGAATCCAGTTAATCAAATTAACGATCAAATTAAAATGGCGAAAGCAGGATATGCGGCTATAAAAGATGTGTTTGCTAATCCTTTGAAAACGGATATTTCCGGAAAAGGTATTAGTAAAGATACAGCCAAAAATGTAAATTCTTATAAAACTATGTCTCAAAATGCAATCTCTGAATTAAAGTATTTGGAAATGTCCGGGGATGTAATCACTAAATCAACATCAGCTAAAATTAGTAAAAATTATAATGGGATGGTTGCTCTTGTAGAAAAATCTTTTGAGAAAACCAAAAAAAGTTCTGATAAGAATTTAAATACTTTGTCAAAGAATAGCATGTTATCAGAAGCGGATATAAAAGCAGTTAAAGAAAAACAAGCAAAAATACAAAAGCGATCATTAGATGAAGTGAAGAAAAACAATGAACAAATTCAAAAGCTAAACAAAGATATGGCTACTAAAAATGCTGATATAACAAAGAAAGAGAAAGCGGACATAAAAGCGATTAACGACAAGGCTGCAAAGGAAGGTAGAGTTTTAACCGCTTCGGAGGAACAGCAAATTACGAGCATCAAACGTAATGCAGCAAATCAACGAAAAGCTAGTAATCAAAGTTACAGCAATCAAATTCAAACAATATCTAAAAAACAAGAAACTGCTGTGGTTAGTTCATTGAGTAAGTCAGCAAAAGAACAAAAATTAATATTAGGAAAACTGAAAGACAGTAGTGGGAAATTAAGTACAGAGCAAGCTTCAAAAGTCGTAAAAGAATCTAAACGTGCTAAAGACGGAGCTGTAAAAGAAGCGAATAGTAAATATAAAAAAGTTGTTGCTGCTGCTGATGAAGAATACTATGTGAACGGAAATATTACGAAAAAGCAACATGATGATATTGTAAAAAAAGCTAAGAGTCAAAAAAATAAAACCGTAAAAGCGGCAACTGAAATGCACGAACAAGTAGTCAGTCAAGCTCAATCACAAGCTTCTGGACATCTGAAACAAGTTGATTGGGAAACTGGGGACTCGTTATCAAAATGGGATAATTTTAAAGTCAGTTTAGCAGGTGTGATTAACTCTGTCACCGGTGGAGTAAATAAAGTATTAAAATTCTTTAGTTTACCTACCATACCAGAATGGAAACCAAAAGGTTATAATGATGACACAAAAAAAATAAATACTAGTAAAAGAACTTCGTACGGCAGTCAGTTAGCGATGGATTACAAGGGTTCTAATAATGCGTCCGGAAAAATTATGGCTGGTGAAGAAGGTTTTGAAATTGCATACAATAAACGCAAAGCACAAGCTCAGATTTTAGGTGCGAATGGTGCAGAAATAACGCATGTTGCGCCAGGTACTAAAATTTTGAATCATGCAGATTCGAAAAAAGTCATGCAAGGTGGTCTTGGTAAAACATTACCTGGATTTGCAAGTGGCAATTCAACGATCAATGATTTCTTGAGTGACGCTTGGAATGGGACAAAAGCGGTAGCTGGAAAAGTAGTTGATTTTTCTAAAAAAGCTTTTGACTGGGCAGCGCATCCTATCAAAAATTTAAATAAACTTTTTGGTGGCTTGTCTGTTGGCGTTAAAATGGGTAACGATGGTAATTTAGGTTCTGACATGCTGAACTATTTAAAAAACAGTATCGGCGCACCTTTGGAGAAAATGCTGTCTGGTTTTAAAGAAACTGCGCCAGTGGCAGGACCGGCTGGGAAAGGTGCTTCGGCGTGGTCTAGTGTTATTAAGAAAGCGGCTCTAGCCATGAAAGTGGATTTGTCCGGTAGTGAATTAAAAGGCATTATTGCACAAATTCATCGTGAATCTGGCGGGAATGAAAAAATAACTCAGTCATCTGCTGTTGTGGATGTTAATACATTATCAGGCAACCCTGCTAAAGGTTTGCTTCAATATATACCGCAGACTTTTAACGCATACAGAATGAAAGGTCATAATAATATTTTTTCTGGTTATGATCAGTTGCTGGCGTTCTTCAATAACTCATCATGGAGAAACGACCTTCCCTACGGAAAACGAGGCTGGGGACCACGAGGGCATCGTAGATTTGCTAATGGTGGTTTTGTAAACAAAAATGAAATGATAGAAGTTGCTGAGAACAATAAGCCGGAAGTAGTCATACCGCTTACTCGGAAAAATCGAGCAGTTCAATTAATCAAAAAAACAAAAGAAATCATTGGAATGAACGATGGAGGAAGTGTTGTTGTCAATAGTCCTGACAATTCTGACATGATTTTATTGCTTCAACAGCAGAATCAGATTTTAATGCAACTACTTCAAAAAAATAGTGACGTATACATGGACACAAATAAGGTCGGAAGTTTAGTGGAACCTGCAATTACAAAAATGCAGAACAATCGTATAAGTAGAAAAGACCGAGTTCAGGGGGTTAGAAAACGTGACTAAAATAGGATTTACGTACGCCGGAATTCATAGCAATGACATTCCAGCTGTTGTTAATAGTATCAAAAGAAATGCAATCAATATCACTGAGAATATCCAAGAAGTACCTGCCAAAATCGGTGGGTACTTTTTTGGTAATTCCGTTGGTACTAGAAGCTTTGACATTAATATTACGCTTATGGGTAAATCGGAAACTGAACGAGTAGAAATAGCACACGATCTTAATAACTTAATCATCCAAACTAATAGTTTTGAAAGCGAAATAATCTTTGATGATGAACCGGAATGGATTTATTACGGTCATTTTGCCCAAATGGCAGAGTTAACAGAATTACAGACAGATAATTATACAACAACCATTACATTTATATGTAGTGATCCTCGTGGATATGGAGAACAACAAGAAATTAGTTTACCAGAAAGCCCGGCTATAATCGAGGTGGCGGGTTCACAATCAACAAGTCCAATTATTCATGCGATAGCAACCGACGATTTAACTAGTCTATCATTTGCAACAGATGATGATTATATATTTCTAGGGGCTGATATTGACCCCGATACAGGACAAACAGCTGTGAAAATGTATGAGAACGTGTTGTCCGATAGAGCAAATGACATGACTTTGTGGGATGGTATTGGGCAAAGTAATATTACTTGGGAGCTAGAAAATGGTAAGCCTGCGAAAACAAGTTCATTTAAACAAACTATAAACACCATTCGTGTAAACTCCTATGGTGAAAAAACAGAAACCGCGCCTTACAAATCATGGAGAGGTCCTGTAATGAAACGAATGTTGACGTCAGAATTAGACAATTGGAAAGTCACCGCTCGATTGGCAAATATTACTCAAAAATACCCACGCGCTAGAACAAAAATAGAATTGTATTTATTAGACAAAGATAGCAAACGCATTGGTAAATTTATGATTAAAGATGCCCAAAATGGGAGAGCTATGAATTTGGGACTAGAGATTGGGAGAACAACGAAAGATAGATACCTTTTTGCTGCAACTGAGGGGAAAGTAGTTAAGAAAAAGAATACGAAAGTGGTTTATTCAAAAAAAGTACAACAAACAGTGAAGTATACAGAAAAAGGTAAAACAAAGACTAAGCAAGTTTGGAAAACAATAAACACAACGTATGAAGTCGGAAATAACTATAATGAATTTTCAGATGCGTACTTTAATCTATCTATTGAAAAGCGTGGACAGTTGTTTATTGCGGAAATAGTTAAATTGAACGATAAAGGTAGTCAAGCTTGGAAACGAACCTACAAATGGAAAGACTCAAATAACAAATTTGCTACTAAGTTAGCAGGCATCGGAATTTACATGGCAAAAATGGATATTCCAGAAGATTTTAATAATCAAACTTACAAAGACAATGATGTTGTTTTTTGCGACTTGGTTGTACAAAAAGTTAATCCAGAAGCAGATGTTAAAAATAATCCAGAGGTTATTATCCATAAAGGTGATGAGATTATGATTGATTGTGAAGCTGGGGTCATAATGAAAAATGGTTCAGTGTTCATGGAAAATTTAGCAATTGGAAGTTCATTTCCTTCGTTTTTTGGTGGCTATCAAACTCCAGTGGCTTTCAGCGAAGGAGCGGAGTGGTCCATAGAATATAGACCAACGACATATTAGGAGAGGAGGTATAGAATGTTAACAATTCTAAATAGACAAAGAACAACTGTAGGCGTGTTATCTAATGACATGCCTTTTTCGTGTCCTTTTTGGGATGATGAGAGAAATGAGAAGCTTGAAAACTTTGATGACACATACACTGTTACCATCCCCGCAGAACATGAAATGGCTGAACATATTCACGAAGGTAATTATATTTTGTTTGAAGACGAACAAGCTAAGTTACGATTATTTCGTATTTATGAATCTGAAAACGGGTTAAATATGCAAGGACGATACATCAAAGCAACAGCAGAAAATGCATTTATTTATGATTTAAATGCAACTATTATTTCCAATAAATTACTGACTGATATAAGAGCTGACATGGCGCTTGAATATATTTTACAACAGACAGGATGGTCAATTGGTAAGAGAGAATTTGTTGGACAAATACGCACTATTGAATTTGCAGACAATATAACGGCTCAAGCTGGATTACAACAAGTTATTGCAGAATATAAAGCAGAAATTGATGCTTACGTAGAAAGCTTTGGTGGTCAAATCATTAATTATAAATTTGATTTAGTTGACGAACGAGGCAACAATACTGCGAAACGATTTGAGTACGCAAGAGACATTCAAGGTCTTAAACGAATTACAACTGATAAAACGATGTACACTGCTCTTATCCCGCTTGGTAAAGATGGTTTGACAATTAAATCAGTTAATAATGGTTTAAATTACATTTATGATGATGAAGCGAACTGGCTGTATAACGATGGCAGAGAATATTTAAAAGGTGTCATAACAAAAGATACAATAACAAACGCGCAAGCTTTAAAAGATTGGGCGCTACTAGAGCTTGAAAAAGTTAATCATCCTTTATCCACATATGAGGTAGACGTGATATTACTAGCAGAGATGTTAGGCTATGAGCCACACCAAGTCACACTTGGAGACACAGTAAGAGTAGTCGACTTGGACATGGATATAACTTTATCTGCAAGAATCATAGAAAAGACAACTTCTTTTAGTGATCCGTCTAAAAACAAGGTTGTTCTTGGTGATTATATCGAATTGGAAAACGTCACACCACTGGCTATTTGGGAACTTCAAGCGCAAATTGAAGAAGCTAAAAAACAAATAGAAGAAACGAAGACGTGGAAAGTAGAATTATTTAGCACGAGTGGTTCTACTTTTAAAAATAACGCTGGCACTACACAACTTATTGCAAGAGTTTACGATGGGAAAACAAACATAACGAATAGTATTGAGCGTGGTGATTTTATTTGGGAGAAGATAAACAACGACGGTACACACGACTTGGTTTGGGAAGAAGCACAGATAGGCGTAGGTAATGTTGTTAATATCTCTGGAGAAGACGTTTTTATCAATGCCACTATTAGATGTTCAGTCAATCAAGGAAGTGAAGCTAGTATATTAATGATTAATGAAGAAGAAAGTTATATGTATGCTGAACTTCCACGCGAATTCCCTGCTGGGATAGAAGTAAATTTATCGGTTATGCAATGTGCGCAAATAGACGTGGAAAATGGTTATATATACTGGTCGCAAGAATATTATGGAAGTAAAAAAAGTAAAGTCGGTGGACAACAATCATACAATATTTATAGAACTACGCTTGATGGTACTTTCGTCGATATGATGTGGATTCTCGGCGGAGGACATGGGACTATGTTTGGCGTGGACACTTCGTCTGGTGAGGCGCACATCTGGTCTTATTATGTAACACCATTGCCCCAAGCAGAGAAGGCGATAGCAATGTTTAAATATGTCCCTTTGAAAGAACAGTTTTACGATGAGTCGATGGCATTTAAACTTGAAGCACCTGACGGTTTCCGAGTAACATACGATAAAACAAGCGACTATGTAGTTATGAGTCCAGGCGTTTCAAATTTAAGTATTAATGTTTTTAAAAAGTCTGATTTATTAGCCGGCAGAATAGCTCCTTTATATACATTTAGGACAAAAGACTGTGGATTTACAACTACTTTATATACGTTGCAAGGAATGCATGTAATGTTTCCATACGCGTATTTGTCAGCCGGAGGGAGTTTTACAGGCACTGATAAAAATCAAGTTTGGTGTTGGGATATGATTAATAATAGTTTAGTTTATCATCATGTTTTTCAAAAAAAATACTATCCTGCACAAGGTTCAACTAACGAATGCGAAGGAGCGTATCCATTTCTTGATGCAAATGGCAAGCGAATGATGCAGCTAAATTTATGGCAAGGAGAGGCGGGCAAACGATACAATCGTATTTATGCTATGCCAGAAGAAAGGATGTTGGATAATGACAATTAGAGCAGCAGCGGAAATAACATTAACAGATATTAACGATGCAATAGTAGCTGGTGAAGCACCGTTAAACCCGACCACCGATTTACTGTGGATGGATAGTAGTGTGACACCAAATGTTTTGAGAAAGTGGGATGGAGAAAAATGGGTGAGTCAAACATTAGATATTAAGGAAGCAGATCCAGAAATTAACGAAAAAATAGAAGAGGCGATTACCGTTGCGAACAATGCATTGATTGAATCAGTTAGTAATCATAAACCGGTTTTTGATAAAACTCAGCCAAGCGCTCCAGTCGAAGGTGACACATGGTTTAAAATAGACGAAAACACTAAAACAATTGTTGGTGTTTTTACTTGGAACGGGAATAGTTGGGTAGAATTACCTTTGGATTACAACGCATTGCGTGTGGGTAAACTTTCCGCTATCACTGCCGAGCTTGGTGATGTGAAGAGTGGTAGCATTACTGGTGCGGAATTTATTCATAACATAAATTACAAAGATAGCGACGATAATCTTTACACTGGAACTGTCAAAATGAATGATGACGGGTTCAATTCAACTTCATATTTGCCTACGGGTATAGGGTCGGCAGTATTAGAAAGCATCATCAGTACATTAGGCGGATACAAAGTTGCGCAGAAACTAATCGATGTTGCCGGGGAAAGTAGCCTAGGAAATTCTATTTTAACTAGTAAATCTCTGCAGTTTAATGAGAATGGAAATATTAAACTTTCAATTGATGCAGATTCGTTTTATAAAACAAGCTGGAAAGATTTACCGCTTAACGCAGGATATTCTACAGCCGAATTTAATACACCTCAATATATGATTTTATGCATTTTTGGAATTAGAATTGTGTTTTTCCGTGGTCAAGTTCAAAAATCAACCGCATGGGCATCAGCTAACGCTTTTGCTTCTGTGCCTCTTGAGATACAGACAACAAGAACGGCGATGGCTTACGCGCCAACGAGCAAATCGACTGGTGGTCGAGTACATGCATCTTCCGCCAATGCAATGAGTTTTATGCCTGTCGACACTAGCGTTACTTATTTTGCGTTAAATCAATTATTTTATGTTTTAGATTAAAGCCAGCAAGGCTTATTTTTTATGGAGTGACAATGAGGAGATGATGAAAATTGGTACTTGGGAGTATTTCGATAGCAGGGATGAGTGTGGGGGAGCTAATAGCTTTAATTAGTTTAATAGCGGCAATCGTAGGTTTTGTTATTAGGTGGGCATTAGTCGCGCCTTTAAGAAATATGATTGATTCTCTGGATATCACTTTAAAAAGTCTAAGAGAAGAAATGTCCGAAAGCAAGAAAGATCGTATGAGTTTACGAGAAAAGCAAAACGATCATGATAAAGAGATTGCTTTATTGAAACGGGAAGATAAAGCGATTTGGAAGTATGTTACTGAAAAAAATGAAAAGGAGGTGAAATGATGAAAATTAACTGGAAGGTACGATTGAAAAACTGGCGAACTGTTGTAGCAACACTTATTACAGTTCTTGGCGTCGCATGGACAGCGGGAGGTTTTTCTATATCTGATTTAGATAACTGGTCTGCTTTGTGGCTTTCGTTTGTAAGGTTCCTAAATAGCCCAATGGCGATTGTTACAACAGTAGTAGCTGTTATCGGGATTTTGATGGACCCAACGACTAGTAAATTCTCCGATAGTTTAAAAGTAATGAATTATTCAGAACCAAGAAAGGATGATAAGTAATGGCATTAACAGAGGCATGGTTAATCGAAAAAGCAAATCGTAAATTAAACGTTTCTGGAATGAATAAATCTGTAGCAGATAAAACCCGAAATGTAATTAAAAAAATGGCGAAAAAAGGAATCTATTTGTGTGTTGCGCAAGGTTATCGCTCGTCAGCAGAACAAAATGCACTGTACGCACAAGGCAGAACAAAACCTGGCGCAGTTGTCACAAATGCGAAAGGTGGACAATCTAATCATAATTACGGTGTAGCGGTAGACTTGTGTTTATACACAAGCGACGGAAAAAATGTTATTTGGGAGTCGACAACTTCGCGCTGGAAAACAGTTGTATCAGCTATGAAAGCAGAAGGATTTGAGTGGGGCGGAGATTGGAAGTCTTTTAAAGATTATCCGCATTTTGAATTATATGATGCTGCTGGCGGTGAAAAAGCCCCATCGACAAGTGCAAGCAAACCTGCGACTTCTACAAGCTCAAATAAGAACGTTTACTACACAGAAAATCCGCGAAAAGTTAAAACACTAGTACAGTGTGATCTATACAATTCAGTAGACTTTACTGAGAAGCATAAAACCGGTGGCACATATCCGGCTGGCACTATCTTCACGATTTCGGGGATGGCGAAAACAAAGGGTGGAACACCTCGCTTAAAAACAAAAAGCGGTTATTTTCTAACTGCAAACAAGAAGTTTGTTAAGAAAATCTAGTTTGATGCCCTCGCTTTTGCGGGGGTGTTTTTGTAATGTGTTTATTGTACTCAATCATTCGCTATGATATTATTATAGTAAAAAAGCGGAGAAGGTACTTAAATGAATAGCACATATGATATGTTAGTAAAGAAAAGTATTGAAGCATTTTTGTTAGGCTTGGAAATATATAACAAACCTACAATAAGATATAGGGTAGAAGGTTTTAGTTTTTTTATTTGCAACTCATGGGAGCTTATGTTAAAAGCTAAATTAATAAACGATAAAGGTGAAAATAGTATATACTTCAAGGATAACCCGTCTAGAACTGTTTCTTTAGAATATAGCATTAAGGAGATATTTACAAATAAACATGATCCATTACGTTTGAATCTAGAAAAAATAGTCGAGTTAAGGAACGTGAGTACTCATTTTATTACTGAAGATTATGAAGTAATATATGCACCTTTATTTCAATCATGTGTTTTTAATTACATAGAGAAAATGAGTATGTTTCATAATATTGATGTAACAGAGTATATTACTCAAAGTTTTTTATCTCTAGTAATAAAAGAAGATGACTTAGACCCAGCTATTATAAGGTCTAAATATTCAAAAGAAACAGCTGATAAAATCTTAACAACGAAAAAAGCGATAGAGAAAATAGAGCTAGAGAATAATCCAGCTTTTTCCATAGACATTCAACATAATTTTTATATAACCAAGAAAATTAACGATGCAGATAGCACAGTGAGAATAGCAAAAGAGGGAGAAATTCCTGTTAAAATAATAAAGGAACAAAAAGACCCTAATAAAACACATCCTTATACACAAAAAAATTGTGTAAAAGAGATAAATAAAATATTGAGCAGAGAAAAAATTGACTTTGAACATTTTTCAGTATTTACTAAGGAAATTAGAAGTAACTTTAATACTGCTGATTTTCAGCTTTTTTTGAAGTTCTATTCTTTAAAGGCGCAAGAGAGATATTCTTATCGTCATGTTATAGGGGAGCACTCACAGTATACATATTCGAGAGCAATCATAGATTTTATCTTAACAGAGATAAAAAAGAATCCTCAAAAAACTATTGAACATTTAAAAAAGAAGACAAAAAAATAAAGATAACCTCTGGAGCAAAGGAATTCTCGATAATAAATTATCTTACTCCCATTCGGGAACCCAGCTTTATCCATCACAAGTTATCTTTTACACTTCAATTATAACAAACATGAATTGAAGTGTAAACTGAAAGAACTATATAATTTTAACACACCCTAACCTCACCGTTAGGGCTTTTTTTATGCAAAAAACACGCTAAACATAAGCTTAGCGCATTTGTTATATCAATTCGTTTTTCTTCTCTTTTAACACAGTGATAGCATTTTCCAGTGCTTTTCGAACATCTTTTTCTATATCTACATGCGTTTCATTTTCAAACCTATTAAATGTAAAAGGAAGCACTTCAATATTCGCACATTCAAACTCTTTAATTAAGCAGTACAACTCAAATTCTTGTGCAGGAAATGACAACTTATACTTATCTAATAAGTGTTTAAATCCAGCAAGATCGTCATAACTTTTTTCCAATTCTGCTAGCTCGATGAAAACATCAAATGTAGATATTCCTGCACACATTGAGAGTGCGCGCAAGAATGAAACAGAATACTTGTTTAACTCTTTTTTATTGTAATCGTTCAATGTGTTTTGCGAGATACCAGTCAGTTTGCTTAACTGATACCTCGTTTTACTGTGTTTTTTTAAGAATTCATCTAATAGTTTTATTGACATATTTTTAGTTCAACTCGCTTTTTATAATTACTTCTTGTTTATCGTGTTTTTCCTTATCTTCATCTGTAGCTAGTTTAAAATCATCTTCATTAGTTACTACAAAGTTAATATAATAAGTTTCATCTTCAATATCTAATCGTGTTGATTGCACTAAAGTTTCATCTAAATATAGTTTGTCATCATCAAGCATACAAAGGGCTACTGCATACGCTTCATTTTTTGTAATAACTAAGTAGTCAGAGTCATTAAGTAAATCCTGCGAAAACGCTGGTGTTTGTTCTAATTCTTTACTGATAATTGCTTCAAATTCATTCATCGCGTCATAATATCTTTTTTGTGCTGTTGTTATTGTCATTTTAATCACATTCCTTTTCTATAATATAATTTTAAGCTGCTGTTTGTGGAAACAAGTCATTGTGTAGTTTAACTGCTTTCATTGCACAAGCCCAAACACTTAAACCGAAATTTATTTTAGTTTCATCTTTTACACTAGTAAATTTTTCATCATCTGAAATATTAAAACGTAATCCTAGTTTACTTTCAGCCCAATTCCAAGCTTTCAACTCTTCGCTTTTAGCAATATGTTTGCTTTCTTTTTTAGATTCTTCAACTTCTTCTTTCGCTTTAGACCAAGCAGCTTTTAAACAAACGGAGAAAGTTTTTTCTTTGTCTGTGTAACTTACCCATTCGATATCACTTAACCAAACGCTACTATCTCTGAACCAGTTCCAGGCTTGTTGCATGATTTCTGATTTGTTATACATTGTGTATTCCTCCCGTTCCTTTACTATATACATAGTATACTACGAATATCCGTAGCAGTCAATAGTTTTATTAAATTTATTATAAAATAAAAAAAGCATCAAACCGAAGTCTGATGCTTTTTTCCTTACATTTCATAGTAAGTAGTTAAAAGTTGTAGCTCTTCACGTACTAATCACGTGTGTCTACATTAAAATTTACATTGCACAATGCGTAATTAAAATGCGCCGAAACAGCGCTAGAACTTATTAAGTTCTTGAATACATAGTAACATGTCATCGTGAAAGCGTCAACAATTAATACGGAAAATAAAAAAATACCCCGAAATTTTTCATTCAGGGCTATTGTCTAATGAAATTATTTCAGTTTTTCTTTGCTTTACTGCAATTTCTAGTTCTTCCAAGTCTTCTAAAGTGGCTTTTTTCTTAATAAAAGATCGCGCTGCTGAACGGCTTTTTAAATAATTTGCATGTTCTTTATTTTTATCTTGCCATGCCTTATTTGCTTTCAACTGCGCGTCAGAGGTCGTTTTTTTCGTCATAATTAATCACTTCCTATTTTTTATTAAATACACTAAACAAGCTAATGTAGTCAGTATAGCAATGATAGTTAATGCTGTGTTCTGAAAGTAACTAGCGAGTCCGTTAACACAGATAACAATTAATATAACCAAAATATATTTATTCATAATTTATGAAAGACGTGATATACTTTTAATAGAGGGAGGGGAATTTCACCCCTCTGAATTTACTTGTCCTCGTTTTTATCTTTCTTGCGTAATGTTATCAGCGCTACTGCAAGAGTGATAATTTCGAGGACTGTTTTTATTTCCTCTAAAACATCCTTCACTGTCTCAACTCCTTTCTATACTTATATTATAATACATGTATTATAAAAAGTCAAACATTATTTTATTTTAATCCTATTTACCGCTTGCTTTAGAGAACATTTGTTCGTATAATGTTAGCAAGAGGTGAAGTAAATGTATAACTTATTTGATGATATTTTAGAACATTCAATAGTATTAGCAGATGCACTTAAGCGTAACTGGTCGATAGAAGTACTGTTTTTAAAGAACAATCATCACATGCGATACAAGTATGTCGTGCCTGTCCACATTGATAACGAAAAACATATTTTACAGCTTGAACGCTTTGACGAACGAATAATTGACATTAATATAGAAGATATTATTAGTTGTGAGATTATGTCATGAGAAAATATAGCTTTAATGATTTTAGATACATCTGCTATATTGAGGGAAAGAAGAACGCTGTTGAAAAGTTGTTCGCAGAGTTGCTTGAAATAAAAAAGTTAAAAGCTTTTTGTAGAAAAGTAGACAAGAAAGATATAGATTTAAAAACTATTTATCAAGAGTATTTATTTCAATGTAAAAACAAATAATATTTACAAACACATAAAACGTTTGTGGCAAAATTTGTGGCAAACACATTATAAATTGCTATATATTAACGTATATTAATCCCTCTCAGGACGTAAATAGCTATATTAAAGAAATCTCTAAAACGTTGAAAAACCTTGATATTAAAGGTTGGATGGATGTTTTAGAGATTTTTTTATATCTTATAATATCTGTTTTATTCCGTATTTTTCATGACATTTGTGACAAAATTTGTGCTATTTCCATCCATTTTTAATGTGAAAAAAGCATCTATTTTAGTTTGATTATGTTGATGCAAATTAGAGCTTAGATTATTATAATATTTTAATGTTATTAATATCAGGTTGACCTCTCCTAAGTGTTAGACATGTTTCACCAGTCTCCATAGGAGTGTGGTAGCTGATTGCACAGTAATTATATACTTTACGTCAATATCAAAAGCAAGTCCAATTAAAATGGATTACCTTGCCCCGTAAATGACAACTTCTGAAAATAGGTAAAAGGAACAAAAGATGATGTAATTAGGGTCTAGTGCATTTGTGGTGAATTTAGGTTTTGATTATAATGAGAATCTCCGTTTAGAGGTTGTTCTTTTGAAAACGATAGAAGCAATTATAGGTATCGACTACCATATATTACTGAAAAAAGAGCTAGATTAAATAAAAAAATAATTCTAACATCATAGGAGGCAATTATGACTTTTTTAAACACCTTAAAATTAAATTTGGAAAATGAAAAAAAGAGAATGTTATCCGATGCTTTTATGAAAAAACAAGAAGGAATCATTGTAAACTATATAGTGACTTGCAGTAAGGATTCTGCTATTGGCATTAGTAAAAAGGCAATTGATATATTATTGATAATCAATGAAAATACATTTCCTGAATGGCCAAATGTAGATAGATGGCTTTCTATTTTGCCAAAATATTTTACGGATTCTTTTTCAAAATCAAAAATATTGCATAGTGAAGATTGGCTATTTGAAGAGTGGTTATACTGGTTTGAACCTGAAAATAGATTTTGGTTTTTAGGAGAATTAGATCCTGTTGATAATGAGCATTTGAAAATAAGCATAGTTGTACAAGAACACCCTTTTCCAGTAGAATCATTAGAAGTTCTACTTATGAAGCTAGGAACAAGCGAATTACATGAAATTGGTATGGAATGA